TGGAACTCCCATAGCTCTGCTTTGAAATCACCGGGGATCAACAGCACTTCACCCGATTTTTGGATTTCCCGCACCACAATCTCATTGCCATCGGCGTACACGCGGATAATGAGATACTGAGTTGTCGGGTTGAAAGTTTGCGCCTGATCGGTATTTCTTACCCCAAGGGTAAGTGTGACCTCTGGCGGGACTTCAAACAAAACCATGAACGCTTTAAACTGCTGCGGCGCAGTGAAACGGAACTTCTTGGTTTTCCACTGCCAATTGCGTAACGTAGTCGCGCCGGGGCTACCAATCGGCGGGTTCCATTGCATAATCGCGCCGCCTGTATTCAACACGAATATCTGCCCCGACAACTCGTCGCTATACGAATTAATAACAGTGTCGATGCCTCGTAGGTAGGTGAAGGGCGTGTTCGTATCGCCGCTATCCATCACGAAGCCGGTATACCCAACCGGATCATATGGCGTAGGTATGTCGGTTGCCTCTAGCATATAGTTCATGCTCGGGATAGGCGCACCCTTAATAAACGTCGCATAGGACGAGCCATAGCGAGCGGACGACCATTGAACCGGCAGGAGAGAATAGTGAAACTCTTTCTCGTAGATAGCTTCGGTAACGTTCGTAGTGCCGCCCGAATTGAGCAATTGAATGCCGTTGGGCGAGGCGTAATAAGCTCCTTCACCCGACGATACAATAGACCCGCGTGAAATACATGGCTCATTGGCGGTTATCTTACCAATGGTCATGGTGTCAGGCGTGACGCCGGTGGCGATGAACGGACTACCCTCTGTCACAATGTTGAGCGAAGACCCGTTGGCGGTTAGCCCGACGATGGGATAGTCAACCGTCAGCGCGTACTGGGGCGGCCATGCATGCGGTAGATACGCCGCGCTGAACCAGACTTCGCGCTCGTTGGTATACCCGGCGGCAATGCCATTGGCCATCATCACCACGCCCTGCAAGCCAGCAGGGGGCGGGGCGTAGCCAATCGTGTTCAGCACAAGGTTCGCAGTCACCACGGCGTCCGTGGCGCTGTCGTGGATCGTCACTGTACCCACTGGGTTAATCGGCACTTCGGTGACTTGATAGTACGTCGCGTTACCCTGCGAGTCGGTCACGGTGCGATACAACCGATAGTGACCGGGATTGAATGGCGCGTTGGTGTTGTAGCCAGCCGGGGGAGCCGGAATCACCACAATCCATGTGCCGGTGCCGTCGCCAGACGCAACCGTCGCCGGGGAGGGCTGGCTTTCCTCCGAGAAGTCGCTGATAAACGTGTACACATAAGCCCGCGTCTCTGGCAAGCTCGTCAAAAACTGGATCGTATCGCCGGTTTGCACGCCAGCCGCAATCACGCCATTGCTGAGAGTGACTTGGCCTGCGCCATTGTTGACAGCGGTAACCGTGGTGTTCGCGATAATTTGATTAGTATTGTCGAACTGGAACGTGTCGCCTGCGTTGACCGCACCCACCAAGTTGTAATTAAGCGTAACAGTCGTCGCCGTAACGCTCGCGACCTGAGAGCCGGGGAAAACCACAGCGGGATTATTGACGCAAACAACCGCCATGCCGGGGGCGATATTGTTCGGCGCGCTGCCGGTGCTGGAAAAATTCAACACCGTGGTGTTCGCGGCTGAACCTAGCGTCGTGTTCGCCACCAGTCTATGGTCGGTCAGATCAATGGCGTACATACCCACCAAGACGCTGGCAATCGTCCCAGCGGCGAAGAACAACACCGTCGCGCCCACCGCAGTGGGCGCAGACGAAGTCAACACGATGTAACTGGGCGGCGGGGTTACCGTGGGCGGCACTGTAGGCGCAGCGACGCCCAAAATGTACATAGGAGAATGGCTCTCTAAGCGAGCCAGCGTATTATACACCGGACCCGGTGAAGCGACCGGCCACGATGGATTATCGCCCGCAGAGTTATATTGGTCACTAGGAAAGAAGTAGTATCGATTGTACGAGTCGCCAACCGTGGGGTTACGAATGGTCGCCATATACGGGTCGGGAAACTCAAGCCACAGCGACCCGGTTGACGTAAAGTCGGGCGGGTTGTTAGTATTGAGCGGTATTCGATAGACTTGCTCAGTGTCAGCGTAGACGGCTTGCGCCACCGCCGCCGACGCCCTGAACCCACGAATTTGCCCACGGTATAACCATGCGTTCTCGGCCAACTGTGCGTTGTTGTCGGGCAACAGGATAGGGTCCCGAATTGGGAGCATCCCCGCGAAGTCGGCGATCATTACCGTGGGCAAAAAAGTTACCCTGTGAGTTAGCGGTTACGTTGTCCGAGCGCCTGCCGCCCAGCTTCGTGTTCGGCGTTATTGCGGTCGCCATAGTGCTGCAAGTTTTTACGGCCCGCCTCCATCTCAGCGATGGTGTTGTCACCGAGTCCGCTTGGAACTTCCTCCGGTGGGGCCATGTTGGGTTGGGGCGGCTGGCCGTGGATGTTGACTTGCTGGCGCTGGGGCTGAGGCTGTTCTCTGTCCGCCTCCTGTTGCTGTGACGGTGGCGCGGGGTTCAGCTGGCCGTGTATATTCACCCCCCGTGCTGGGGCGTTCGGGACGGGCGGGATCGCGGTGCGGGTCGGGGGCTGTGCCATCAGTTTCTCCTTGTCCTACTTCAGGTAGTGTGGGCGGGGTGTATGGCGTCGGCTCGTTGCCCTCATCGAGCCACGCGAGGTAGTCTTGATAGTCGATGTTGTCGGAGTCGAACGGGATGAACGCGCCGTCCTCGTCGCGCACGATCATATTTTCGCTGGGTTGGTTGCGTATATGGTCCCAGGCTTGGGTGTAGGTCATGATCAAAGCTCCGCGTCAGCAGCAATAGTACCATTTATAAGAAAAGCGCCATTAGCAGTAACTACAACATTCGTCACAAAACCATACTGACTACCAGGAGTAGGCGCTCCAGAAGTAATATTTACAATACTATTAACGCTATAACCCAATGTTGGCGAAGCTCGCATCGCCACTTGAAAAGGAGTATAGCTATACACAGTCCCCGTTGTACTACCATAACCGCCCAAACCCCAACCACCAATTTGATAATACCTCTGGCAATCCACCAAAGTTTTGGCCAGCGACTGCCTATTAAATGGCGTTGCGACACTGCCGATCTCCAGCTTGACGCCGGTCAGGTTGAAACTCGCGCCGTTGACAGCAACAACGTTGGCCGTGCCAGTCGCGCCACAATAATTGACCGACGCCCATGCCCCGGCTGGGCCGCGAAAGGTTGCCCCCGAACCAAGATCGAAGTGGACAACAATTCCCGCCGCGTTGCCTTGTAAAGTCCACGTCCCGGCGGTGTCGCCGGGGATGGTGACGGCGATCTTCGTCCATGTATTCGCGGTCGGGATCTGATAAGTGAATGGATATGAGCGCGTAGCGCCAGCATTTGTAATGGAACCGCCGAAAGCGCCAGTCAAACTTGAATAGACCAGAAACGATAGCGTAATCGGTTGCGCGTTCGCCGTGCCAAAGGCAAAGTCAGCAACGAAATCCGCTTCGATAGGCTGATTGATTTGAAAAAAGTCGGACGCCAACGGTATGTAAGCAGACGTTGAGCCCAATCCGAGATAATAGCCAAATCCAGCAGCCGAAAGTAGAGCACCGCCTGGAGCGTTTTGACTTGTGAATTTCCCAGCTTGAGTGCTGGAATACTTCCACCGATCAATACAATAAGTCCCAGCAACAGGCGTTGTGCCCACGCCGTTGTTCCTCTGATCGATCCGCATGTCGCCATTTATGATCCTATTGTCATTGATTCCCGGCACAACGGTCGGGCTTAACCCGCTGGGTAACCACTTCACCCCATCCCAAATCCACGTCACGCCCGCAGCAGTAAAGGTCTGACCGACAGAGGGGTTGCTAGGAAAATCAATCATGATCAAAGCTCCGCGCTCGCAGTATATGTGCCTATCTGTACAGTCGCGCCGGTAGCTGTTGCCACTGCTTGGAACCCAAACGTGCCGTTGTCTATAGCAAATATAGATGGTGTGCCGAGATTTGTTAGTGTGGTCCAATTCCCTACAAGGGTCGGCGCTGCTCGCATAGTGGTTTGCAATGCGTTTGACGCACCAACCGCACTACCTGATACTGTATAGCCTGCAAAACGCGCACTTGCAATACTATAATACCTCTGGCAATCGGCCAAGCTCTTGGCCAGCGACTGCCTGTTGTAGGGCGTTGCTACGCTGCCGATCTCCAGCTTGACGCCGGTGACGAAAAACTGCTGGCTGGCGGCAGAAACGACACTAAACGCGCCCGTTACGCCAACGAAGCTGCTCGCCGCCCACGCACCCGCAGAACCGCGATACGTCGAACCGCAACCTAGATCGAAGCTCAAAGACAGCGCCCCGGCGTTGCCTTGCAACACCCATGTTCCGCCAGTATCGCCGGGAATAGTGATGATGGTCTTCGTCCAAGCGCCTGCTGAAACGGAAAAAGTAAATGGATAGGAACGCGTCCCGGCATAGTTGCGGATCGAGCCGCTATACGTTCCAGCGACGGTCCCCCAAGCCCAGAATGATAGAGTAACTGGCTGCGCGTTCGTTGAGCCAAAAGCAAAGTCACTGATCATGTCAGCTTCGATAGACTGACTAAGCAACATAACATCGCCAGCCGCTGACGTATGAGCCGTCTGTGACGCAAACCCAAGATAATAAGAGAACCCCGGAGGGGGAGTGCCAGCATTGAGATTGCGGCCCCATGTTCCTAAACCAGCGACATTACCAAAGTACCATCGATCTACAGTATAGAGGCCGCTCGCCGTCCCGCTCGTACCGCCATTGCGCTGATCGATCCGCATGTCGCCGTTGATGATACGGTTGTCGCCCATCGGGACGATTGTCGGCGTCCAAGAACTATTCTGACGGCTATAAAGCTTGCCGTCAGTCGGCGCTTCAGCAATGCCGCGCGCGGTAATTGTGCCATCACCCGCCGCAGTGACCGTCGTTCCGTCAACCTTGACGCCACCGAGGACCGTCGTCGAAGCGGGCTGCAAAAGACCCGCGACATTGATCGCCACCACCCACTGTGAACTATTCGCGTCTGTAAACCAAACGTACAATTGGCCGCCGACGCTGTCCCACCATAAAGTGCCGGGTTGTGGGTTAGTCGGCGCAGCATCGCCAATAATAATGGAGCCGCCGATCTGCGCCCATTGCGCCGGATTGAACGCGCCGGGAGCGTTAGCGACAACGCAACGGTAAAGCTGTCCGCCTTGAATGACAAACTGCCCAACAACGTAATTCGCCGCAGTCGAATAGAAGGTGACGGCAATCAGGTCTTGCGCCGCATTAGTGGCGTTAACCACGCCCAACTGAGCGTCAGCGAAGTTGACATAAAGCTCCCCCGGCTGACGACCCGTAGGACGATTGCCAGCAACACTAGATCGAAGAGATTGAACGCGTCCAGTCATAACCTTTTCCCTATATAGGGCCGCTAGTAAGCGCCGCAATCAATGTTAGCATTGGCGACACTGGTAGTTACATACTGCAACGGTACGGCGTCAAGATTGCCAACCGGATTACCCACGAGGGTAAGTAAACCGGTCATCGCCCCACCTGCTATCGCCAATCTTGTCGTGTCAGTCGGGTGAACGTGGTCGCCACGGGTGAACGCAGGCGCGGACCCAGATGACCCTACGCCATTCATCGCAGGCACGGCGTTCGACGCTACCGGCACGTTAGCGATCAACGCATAGGGGGCTAACGCCGCCGTGACTTGCGCCGCTGTCTGGTAACCCGCTGGGTTACTCGCAGCATAGCGCGATGTGTCGGTAGGATGAACGTGATCAGCCCGCGCCCATGTAGCCGCCACACCAATCGCGTTCGTCCCATCCATCAATGGAAAGGTAGTCGAAGCAAGTGGAATCTCAATAAACAGCGCATAAGGCTGGAGCAATGCACTGGTCGCCGTCGCCCAATCGGTGATATCTGTCGTGTCAAGCTGCGTCCACGCAGCGCTCATGCGCACATAAGCCGTGCCGTCGCTGGGCGCTTCCGGCACGCCCGCGCCGCTGGCGGTTGGCACCCACACGCCGTTCTGGCGAGCATAGGCAATGCCGTCCTGCGGCGCTTCGGGCGTGCCAGGAGCCGCCCAAGCCAACGTACTTGAAGTGTTAGCGGCGGCGAGAACCTGCCCAACCTGCCCGCCACTGATCTGCATCGACGCCGGACCATTAGGAACAATAAATCCAGGTACGCTAATAGCGCCATTGAAAGTGCCACCCTGACGCGGCATCATCGGCGCAACCGCCGCTGCAACCTGCGCCGCAGACGTATAGTTCGCTGGGTTACCCGCTGGGTAAGCCGCCACCCACGCGCTGTCTTGACGCCCATACAACGTACCATCAGTCGGCGCGTCAACCAAAAGATTAGTAGTGTCTATCGGCAACCACGCCCGGTTATTGCGAGCATAAAACTTCCCATCAGGCGGGGCGTCGGCTTGTATCACGTCCGGTTGCCAGCCGCCGTTAATGCGCGAGTAAAGCACGCCATTTTGTGGCGCTTCAGTGACAATTTGATTAACAGCTAAAGATTGCCAGCCGTTCCTATACCGCGTATAAAAATTACCATCATTCGGCGCATCAGTCTGAATCGCGTCCGGTTGCCACGTGCCGTTATAGCGCCCATATCGAATCGTGCCACCCGGCGCTTCAGTAACATATTGTGAAATTTGATACCATGAATTATTACGGCGCACATATTGCGCGCCATCAGCGGGAGCATCAGCCTGAATAGGCTCGACCACCCACACACCGTTATAACGTCCATAGATAAGATTGGTGGACGGCGCGTCAGTCACCAGACCCGCCGACATAATTATTTCCCAGAAAAAATTAACCCCGTCCGTCACCCACTCGGATAGAGTTTGCGTGGTCGGATCGTACCACTGATCCATGACGTTGGGGTTCATGGGCGGCGCTACGCCCCAAAAATAACGCACCCCCGTGTTGACATAACCCTGTGTCGGCTCACCCAGCGGTATCTGAGTATAGATCGTCGGCACTGGATTGATCTGCACACAGTCGCCAGCAAACGATGGAATGTTGACCGTCAACACGTCATTGCGGGTGCTGCTGCTCACATTGCTGATAATGGTGATATTGTACTGTTGCCCGTTGATACCGCCACTAAGCAAGAACGTCAATATGCCGCTAACCATATCGGGATAGGAAATCACCAGCGCTGGGTTACTCGACACATCCACAGTAAAGCCATAACTATCGACCACAACGTCAGCGCCAAGGCTGCTATAATCGACCACAACCAACGTCTGGTCGCTAGTTTGCTTGACCAACGGGCCAAGCGTCAGCGTGCTGTCAACATAGAAATACGCACTGTCGGTATTGACGACGCCGGAAGGAAGCGCAAAACCCATTTCACGGCCCCGGTGCTGGAGGTGTTGCTGGCGGCGGCGACAGCCACAATATGAACACTACGCTATCGGACGACGGCGCTTGGGCAAAGCCAATCTGATTGCCTGACGCCTCGTACTGGGTGATTGGCTCCTGCCACACGCCATCAACCGACACCAGCAAAGTGTTCGCCGTGGAAATAGCGACTATGGTGCCGTCCACCGCCGTCAGCATAAAGTCAGTAGTAACCCCATCCGGCCTGATCGGGTTCATAGTCACCACTTGCGCGCCATAACCGCCACCACCGCCAACCGTCGCCGCTTCCCACCAACTGACTAGACCATTAGTCACGAAGTCAGCAATGTCGCCGGTAATCGAATTGTACCAACGATCCAGCACATTCGCGCCAACTGGCTCAGTGGCGCTAACGAAAAATCTCGGCGCAGTGTTGACGATAATCGAACCATCGCCGCTAGTCGCGCCGCCCCAGCCCGCTGGCGGAAGGGAGAGAACCATGCAACCACAGCCATTCTCACCCAGCACGTTCACCGTCAACACGTCAGTGCGCACCTCAGTGTCCGCCAGCATAGCGTTAATAATGACTTCATACGCCTGCCCGGCGATACCCCCCTCGACATAAAACGTCAGCAACGTCTCCGTCGCATCGAGCGCAGCAGCGTCAAGCCATAACTGCGGCTCGCCACCCGGCCTAATTCGGAACGAGTAACCCACGAGGGTAACCGAAGGCGTAAGACTACCGTACTCCACTGTGATCAGCGTGCGAGCGTCAAGCGGCTTGTTGTACGCGCCAAGCTGACCCAACGCGCTGGCGGTAAACAGCGTCGGATCTGTTTGCGCGCTGGGGATCGGATATGGATAGTTCATCAACGCGCCCCTATCGCGAACAGACCCGCCCCAGAGTTCCATCCACCGGGAAAGTTCCAACGCTGCGACCCATAGGTGAACATTCTTCTAATTTCTGTACGGCAAAGCCCAATGCCTTGGTTGAACATACGCCCGTGGAACTGCGACCCCGGCAGGGAGGTATAAGGCTTACCGGGTTGCAGCATCAGCCGCATGTTCACGCCGTTGGCGATGTAGTTCAGATATTTCTCCATCACCCAATCAGGGGGTGACGTAAAACCCGCCGAGTCAACCGGGTCACAGACGTTGAGCGCCAGCGTGGCGATCCATACTTCGTTGGCGCTGGGATTGTCGCGTATGCGTAAAATAGGGCATTTTGCCCCGGCGTTTAAAAGGACCCCCACACGCTGGGTCCGCGTCAACGGGTCCTGCGCCTCTGAGTCCACGCCGCCGAGGGTCGATAGATATTGGGGAGGACACATCGGAAGGTATGGTGGAACCAGAGGCGCGCCTGACGGTGGGGGTGAGCTAGGACGATCCAGACCCATGAGCCGGTTCACCGCAACGTTCTGCCCGGTGCCAATCTGGTAGTCGTTCGTGTTCGCTTGAATATAGATCGGAACTTCAAGCAACCACGAGTCAGTCCGCTGAAACCAATCCTTAAGGGCGTTGAACATCTCCATACGAATGACGCCATCCAGCGCGCCGCCGCACGTCATGCGCACCATGTCATTGAGGCGAGCCATGCTGGTGGTGGTCATCAGGCGGCACTCAACGTAGTGAGATGACTTTGAAACTTAGCCATGAACCCTTGCGCCCGTGCATCTTGGGTATCGGTCACGTCGAGGAACTGCGACCAGCCATTAATGAACCAATCGAGCGCGGAAACATACTTGTTAGGAACCGGCACAGGAGTTCCCTTACCCAATGAGTAACTTCCATCTGTGTTAAGCGCCACGTCATCCGTAGTGTATAAAGGCGGATTGCCGTCATCGGTATCGCCCTTGCGAAGCGGCTGCTGATATTTCAAGTCTAGGAACATATCGGCGCGAATACGGCCCATCTCGCTCAAGCCGATATTCAATGCGCTCAACAGCGTCGTGTCGGGATAACGGTACGGCGACACGGCGTCCTGCAAGCCAAGCCTTGCTATCGCCATATAGTCGGTAACTGTTCTATATCGTTGCGCCATAATTACCCATCGGATAAGAGCAGTCCCGGCGCTCCCCAATGCAATCATGAGGAACGCCGGGACCTAACAGGAGCCAACGCAACGTCAACAGGCAAACGTTACGTTCCGGCGACCTGTGTAACGATAGCTTGACAGATCGCCTTGTTGTCCAAGACCTGACGGCCATAGACTTGCAGCCCGCGCAAAATTTGCCCGAAGGTGCGCTCGGAACGGATCGTCTCGACATTGGTCAACTGCGAAGCAAACGTAAGACCGTGCGCATGGCCACCAAAAATCACCCACTCGCCCGCCGCCAGACCGGCGGCAACGCCGTTGGGCAGAAGATTAGACGCGTAGATGGTGAACCTATCGATCTGACCAAACTTGCCATTCCTAAGTATGCTTACGCTGTCGCCAGACACGAACACTTCACGCAGTTCCGAACGCTTGATTTGGAACGTAGCCCATGTGGGCATAACGACCCAGCGCCCCGTCTCGGGAATATTCTGCTCATCGAGCGCCTGCCCAATACGCAACAACACATCAATGATTTCGACCTGACCAGTGGATGGATTACGACCCACAGTGGCGATAGGCGTGCCAGTCACGCCAAGGTTGATGTTCCCCGAAATGACGCCCGCCGCCAACCCCATATTGCCGGGGTTAGCTTGGTTCATCAAAAACGTCAGCACGTCCGTATCGACAACGATCTTCATCTGCTCGGACGCATCGTCCGACCAGAGAGACATGTTGTTGATGTCAGATTGCTTCTCGATCACATCGTCAATGATCGCGGCGAAGTATTTGCCTTGATCGATAGTCAACTCGACAGCACTGCCAGCAGGACGCTGAAGCGCCAAATCGCCGTTGACGAGGTAGTTATTGATGATCAGAGTCGGCTTGGTGCGGATCTTGACTCTATCGCCGTAACTCTTGATTTCGCCCTCGTAGTCGGTATTGCTGATCGCGGCTAGGACAGTCGCCGCATAGAACTTTTCGATCAGCTTCCCCGACCAAATCTCGGGGATAAAACCGGCTGCTACATAGTCAGTGGACGTGCTGCCGCTGGGATAGATTGGAGGGGTAGTGGCTGAACCAGCCAGACCGAGAGCCATGATGTTTCTCCGTTAAGTTTGAAACCGTGGGTCGAAAGTCGGCATCAAACGAGCGGAGTGACTCGGCTCGGCCTCGCTCTGTATGGGTGCTAGCGTGTTAGGGCTAGGACGCCATCAGCCAGAGATAGATAAATTGCCTAACGTATGTCTAGGTATTCTTAATAACCCTGTTCTCACGGCTCGCTTCGGCTATCTGCCGCTCGATTGCCGTCGCCTCAGCCTCACGGCCAGCGTACTTGCCTCTAAGCTTCTCGGCGTAAAATTGCCTAATCTCACTCGTATAGACAGGCTGCTTTTCCGGGGGCGCTTGCGTATCGCCGCCCTTGGCTCGACCAGGGGCAGCGAGTTGCCGCAGATCAAATTGCTGCGGGGAAACCCCATTGCCCGCAGCACCGTTACCGGACTGACCTGCGCCACTGGCTGCGCCTGCACCGCCATAAGTGTTAAGGAACGCATTGAAGATATCAATAACCTGACCGGTGCTATTCGAGTTATGCGCGCCGTTCAGGAACTCACGCCGCGTCCGATGCGAGATGGGATCGACCTGATCCAACCACGAGGCGAACTGCGGGGAATTGTTAATCGCGTCCCACTGCGGGATGGTGCGCGCCAAGTCGTCGTACATCTTGACACGAGCGTCGAACACCACGGTGTTCTGGACGCCGCCTATCTGCCGCTTGACGGTCTGCAATTCGCCCGCCAATTGTTGCAAGATCGGCTCATAGACCTCGGCGGCGCGACGGCCCATAACGTCCATAAGCTCTTGGCCGTACTCCTGCACTTCAGCTTGAGTAACCCGGCGACCGGGGGGTGGGGGTGCGACGTTAAATCGCACCCCCGACCCCTCGCCCTGCGACGCTGTGTGAGGGGTCGGGGGGCTACCCACTTGCGCCAACAGCCTTTGCTGGTCGATGAGCGTCTGTTGAAGCCTGCGCTTCTCATCTTGGTCACGCTCGTATCGACCCTTAAGCGATTTGAACTGATGCTCCCAGTCAGCCTCGCTCTGCGGCTGCGCCGCTTGTGGGGGAGCCGGGGGCGTAAATTGTGGAGGTGTTGGCTGCGCCTGCACCCGCGTATCAGCCGGATCGCCAAACTCTGGCGGACGCGGATTGCGTGGATCGAAGTCACCGGTAATCACCGTGGGGTTCGATCTAGTGGGCGGTATAAGCGGACGTACAAGCTCATTGCCGCCGTTCGCCTCGTTGGCGTCCTTGGCGGCTTTGGCCTGCTCTATAAGCGCATTGGCGCGATCCGCCTGCGCCTTCACGCCGGGGGGAACCGGCACGGAAGGATCAGGCGCACCGCGCTTGGTCGCGCCGCCTACAGCGTTATGCCCTTGGATCGTCGTATTCATTTCCTGAGTTTGTCCGCTAAGTTCTCAATGTGGATAAAGTCGTCTCGTAGATCCCGCATCCGTCTGTTCATACCCAAGGCGATATGCGCCTCGCCAGATGGCGTTGATAGCGACCGCTCGTACTCAAACAATGTAAACACTTTGAACGCCTCTATGAATGTCGCCCACCGTGCGGGGTCCCCCTTGCTCAGATCATATAACGCCCGTATATATTCCTCGCGTGGTGAGTTACCCATTTTACCCTTAGGGTAAGAGTCGTTAGAGAATGCGTCGGGGGGTGCTGACATTGGCGAACGGAGGTCCGCCGTTGATGATATCGTCAACCATGTCCCCGGTAGATGCCTTGCCGTCGTCTTCCTTACAGTAGTTGTTGGTCAAAAGGCGTCCTAACCCTTGACCGACAACTTCCTTCGGCGCGTGATCCCATAGCCCTTCAAGCTCGGCGCGAGTGTTACAGGGGCCGAACTTGCGCTCGGTGCCTGCGTCAGTGTCACCCCAATCCTTCGAGTCTTTCTTGCGCTCATAGGGTTTATCCACCGGTCAATCCTTTCACCGCCCACATGACGGCTTCTTCGATCTTCGTCTTGGCTAGTGACGCCTCCCGTCCTTGCGGCACGCAGTCATCGATCAAACAGAGAAACGTAAGCCCCATATCCTTAAGCCGTACCATATCATGCTTCTCGCCGTCAGTCAGCACCCGATACTGATGGCGCATTGTATTGTTGACGGTGCGCTCATCACTTGCGCTATCCATTGTAAATTTCCCAATCGTCCGCCAGCAAGTCGGTCTGGCTGCACAGCCACGGCACAAGGTCGCCCAGCGCCGTAAACATGAACACATAGGGCAGCGTCATCCTGCTGTCCTCGTCGGGCGTCTGTAGCTCGACATACATATTCTTGCCGTTCCAGCCCGACCGGACGACCTTATCCCCCGACTTGAGCCGCCGAACTGCTTGCCCAATATCCATTACGGAACTTCCGCAACAAGAATATTAAGCGCCGCCTGAAAGCCGGTATAGTCCAGGCTCGGCAGACGCCCCAACGTAAGCGAGGCCCGCATTCTATTAATCCAAAACAAGCACGTCAGATCATCGGGCGAAGCGCTCTGCGACGGGATATTGAACGTCGGCTGCGTCAAAGCAATAGCGACCTGACGAATAGCCGAAATCCGGTTGCCATAGTCGATATGCTGGAATGGAGCCATAGGCATGACGGTTACCCTTTGGGTAAAAGAACAGTACGGGAACAATACGGGTCCGAATCAGCAACCTACAGTTTAGGCATAGTCTTACTACTTTGTCAACACGCTTTCGTACCTTTTTGGGCAAAAAATTACCCTGATTTGCCTGATTGCCCCGGCGTCATTTTGTTTGCGGTCTGCTTGCCAAACATCTTCCCCTTGCCGCCCGACGCGAACTTATCGCTCGATCCAGTCGGCGCGTTGCTCTGCTTGCCGGAAACACCTGACTCGGCGTCACCCGCGCCGCCTTTGCCGAACATTTTGCCCGAACCGCCCTTAGCAAAGAATCCGGGGTCCTCTGATCGCTTTTCCACTTTACCCATAACAATACCTCCTAAGTCCGTAAACGGGTCGAACAGTTCTAACTGCTTACCCATTAGGTTACTTCTCGTGTGCGTATACGCAAAAGCTACCCACGCCCCTTGTGAATCACACCTTTGTAACGAGCCTTGGTGTCGCCACCACCGCCGACAGCGCCGCCCTTGCGAAACGCAGGACGCTCAGCGCCTTCAACCTTGGCTTCCTCGCCACCCTCACCGCCCTCACGAACGGCGCTGCCACCCTTAGCGAAGCCGCCTGAGCCGCCCATTCCTCCTGCACCACCTGCCGGAGGAGGCGGCGGCCCTGCGCCACCCGGCATCGGTGGGGGCGCGCCTGCGCCCAAACCGGGTGGACGTACGTTCGCGACTTTCGGGGCCATCGGGGGCGCTCCCATTGCGGCGGCGGGTCCGCCCTTCGGCGCGCCTAACCCGCTTCCCGCCATCGGCGTCGGCGGACGCCCTGCCTTAATTCCTGCGCCGCCCATCTTTCTCGATCCTGGTCCTGCCATTGCTGGATTCCTTGGCATGAGAAAAGTCCTCTAACTCGATACGCCGTACCGGCACGGTGCTTGGTCTACCAAGCGCCTCCCGCCATGATGCTGGCACTCCGGTCATGGTCCGGTACACCCACAAATCGATATCATCGAACGCATAATAGCGCTCGCCCCGATTTTCCTCACCAAGATGATTTTTAGCGGGCCAATCGCCAAAGATCGTCCACTTCGGGCCGGTGTCGTCGCGACTGAACATTTCAAGCATTTCAGCCCGCGCCATCTTACTCCAGCGACGGCGCATGTACTCGATGGCGTCATCGACATGAATGTAACCGGCAGGGATATTCGGCTCCCATTTCGCTATGAGAGGCTTGCGCGCCTGCGCCCTCGCACGACGCTCGGCGTCGGCTTCGCGCTCTTTTACTGGGTTACCCATCGGGTAACCAGAAGGGTTATGTTCTCTTGAGATGCGAGTGTTCGAAGCATCTCCACTCGAATTGCTCAATGTGTCGGCCCCCCTTGGTTAACCAAGTTCGTGCGTGGCTGTCCCCCCTGACCCGGCGCGCCGGGGGGCGCGTTACCCTGCGCCTGCTGGGCGGGACCGGGGGCTTGGGTGTTCGGAGCGGTCTGCGGCGGCCCGCCCTGACCAGGGGGGACGGGAGGTGCGTTTGGCGCCCCACCAATGGGCGCATGCCCCGGCTGACCCTGCGCGCCAGCGTTCGCGGCGGCTTGCTGTTGCTGTTTATCCAGATCGGCCTCGCTGGGCACAATGTTCTCGCCCGGCAGGCCGATCTCGGTGGCCACATTACGAAGCACTTGGGCGCGGCCCTTCGGCCCAATAATCGCCATGTCGATTGGGTTCGCAGTCAATTGAAGGAACTCAAGCTGCCTCGCACGCTGCGTCTCACGCTGCTGAGCGACTTGCACGCCTAGCACCCGTACCTTCTCTTCGCCAGTCAACAATCCCGTCTGGTCGGTCATCATCACCATATCGAGCAGCGCATTGATGACCGGCTCGATCACGTCGATATCGATGTTCGATGCGACGGTTTGTAGTATCTTAGAACTATTTTGCATCAGCATGCTTAGGCCGCTCGCAGTGCGGCCTAAGCCGCCAGTGGGCGGCGAGCCGGTCATAAATTTCGGAATCGCTGACGCCTCGTCAGCCATACCGCTAAAAGCGGTATATACCGAGAGAAGCTCGTTAGCGTTACTGGCAGGAGAGAAGAACTCTACGGCTTTCTCGGTG